TAGATTCTTTAACTTACGAGCCCAGCTATGGTGGAAAGCCCGTGAGACATTCTCTAATGGTAATTGCAGTATACCGAATGACGATAGGCTCATACGGCAGTTATCAGCTGTGATGTATCGCTATCGTGGGACGGGCAAGATTATCGTTGAGCCAAAGGAAGATACCAAGAAGCGGCTAGGCCATTCTCCCGACCGAGCTGATGCCCTGTTGCTCATGTTTCACGCAGCCGGAATGACGAGCGCACCGGCCCGTGATTTCTCAAGAGATTCCTTTGACCAAGATGATACAATTGAATTAGGTGATGGATACGGATGGTCCAAGTTCTATTCTCTTAAATGATTATATAGCAATAATTATGGTTAGGAGCATTTGATGGAAAAGAAGAATAGGTTATACGAGAACGAGAAGATCAGTAAGGTCGATGCCGAGTTCATTAAGAACCTGAGGCGGTCGGCTGAAGAAGATAGAGATTCCCGAACCGAATGGGAAGACAAACTGGTCATTGCCGCTAACCAGAGATTAGGTATTAAGAGAGTTACGAATAACCCATATCCAGGCGCACCGAATATTCCACTTCCAGAGACTGATAAGCAGATTGTTAAGAAGAAAGCGAACTTCGTCATATCGGTTGTTGGTAATGACAAGATGGCTAATATTGATTTCGGACCGACCGTCCAGCAGGTTGACGCTAATGGTCTTGATATTAAAAGGAAAGCCGAGAAGGGGTTCAACTACATTCTCAAGAACAAGAGTGGTTGGCCTAAGTCAGTTGTAATTGGAGTGGACAACGCACTTGAGAAAGGTCATTGTATCTTTCACGTATGCGAGTCAGTCCAAGTTGACACGGCGATAGAGACCATTCATCTCGATGACCTTGACCCTGTTTCTGTAGAAGCTTTTTTTGATTCTCCTAAAAGTGACAAGCGATTAATCATAGCCGACATGTTAAAGCTCGATATTGAGAATGAAGATGATAACGAGACCGTAGATGACATTCTCGACCAACTATCAAAAGACAATCGAGTTGTTAAATACGAGCGCACCATCTATTCGTTCTTCCCGAAAGTATCCGTTATTCAGCCAGAGAATATATTCGTCCCACCGTACACGCAAGACTTAGAAACAGCTGAACGAGTCACTATCCGTGATTATGTTACCGAGCGAGTTTTAGTCAGCCGAGCAATCGAGGGGACCTATGATAAGAAGAAGGTTGATGAGATCGTTGAGACTAGAAAGAGCCGCTCGACTAAATCAGGCACGGACAATGTTGTATCTGACCAGAAGGACAGTAACGAAGGGATTGACACAGCGAATGACGAGCTATTCGAAATCTGGCAGATTATGTGTTGGAGAGATACCGGCAAAGAAGGACGATACGAAAGGTGGATATTCACTGTCGTAAAGGACGAGTCAGACGATACTCTCGCCACGATACAGAGCGTGAAATTCCCCTACGCAATAGATGGATGGAATTTAGTCAAGCATGATAATGAGTTGAAGGACAATCGTTATTACTCGTCACGGGGTATTCCAGAGAGGATACAAGCTGCCAATGAGTTCATGGAGCGATCGCTGAACAACATTCTTATCCGTGATGAGCTGAATAACTCACCTGTGTTTACGGTGTTGAATAGTAGCAAGATTAGGCCGAGTAGTAATAGACTGAAGCCTGGGCAGGTTCTCCGTGTCGCACGGCATGACGAGATCGCCGAGCTTGGGAATCGCCAGCCTCGTGTTGACTTGTCGAGCAACATGATAGTTGACAAGCTAAAGGCTTTTATTGAAGAGTATCTTGCATCAAACGACCAGTTGTTCCGAAACGCAACGAACTCAGGTGGTGGCAAGACTCTCGGTGAGATTAACGTTGGCGTTGCCCTTAACCAGAACGTCCTCGCACTTGACGTATACTTGTTCAACGAGACACTCAAGAAGCTCTACAGCATGTTGTGGCAGATTCTTCGAAGCGGCATTTGGGAACCGTTCAACGTTGACGGTGAAGTTATCGATAGAAGCGTTTTTCAGTTTGACGCAATTGTTACACCGACTGGTAGCATCGAGGCCCTTGACCGAGGCGGTCGCATTAACAGAGCTTTGATGAGAGTGAACATGATTGCTCAGCAAGTTCAGATGGGCCTTATCGCCGATGCAGATGACCTCTACGCAGCAATGGAAGATTATCTCATACAGGATGGAGTTAAGTCAGTTGATAGATACATCACGAGGCCGGAAGAGATCGCAGCGAAGCAACAGCAGATAATGATGCAGCAGCAGCAATTACTCGCACAGGAAGAGGCGAGGATTTCCGGTGAGATAGCCGCTAAGCAGAAACAGGTAGAGGGCATACCACAAGACCAGGTGCAGCAATGACACAAGTAAAAGCTCAAGAGCCAACCTCAGACTTAGAGCAGTTGCAGCGCATCATGGTAATTGGATCGCAAGTCCGTGAGATGATTAACTCGACCGCATGGCGTGAACATGTCGGCCCACTTCTCGACACGATGATAACTGACGTACTCGGTGGAAAAGAGAACGGACGCTGGCATAACGGAACCCTAGATGACAATGCTTTATCAGAGGATAAGCTAAGAGAGTTGCAGATGTATAAAGCCGGTCTCGTAAACTTCCACAGCGGAGTTATGAAATTCATAGATGATGCAGACGATGCAATATCAGAATTAGACAGAATGAGCAAGGAGTCTCAATAATGACATGGCATGATGATAGTGCTAAAGGTGCTGGGATGAACTACGAATGGGCGAAGGCTAAAATGAAAAAGCTCAATTGCGCTCAGACTAATCCAAATGTTAGAGACTCACTTGTCCGTCAAGTTAGAATGAGAGAGGGTGATAAGGCTGCTGTAGAATTTATGAAGGAAACTAACAGCATGTTCCGTGGCCCTCAGAATATGAACAATAAGATTGTATTCGGCTACACTCCACCGAGTCGAAGCAAATAATAATTAGTGGTGGTGATAGTTCTGTGTTATCTAAAACACTGGAGAAGTAAGGAGTGATTATGGCAGAAGTTGTTAAAGAGAGCGTTAAAGAGGCATTGTGGTGTAAGCGTTGTCAGCGAGGTATGACGGGAATTGAAGAGGCCATTAATAGCAACGAAGGTGATGATTGCCCGATCTGCGTTGACATGGCGAGACACGGCAACATTGCCGAGAACTCTATCGGGGTATTGAAGAAAGCCAGTACAGCGGTGAAGGAACACGAGGAGTTGGTCAGAATCCGCAAGCGTGAGAAAGAGTTGAAGATGCACCGTGGTATTAAGGGAACCGATGACCTCATCAAAGAAGCAAAGGCCGAACAACGGGCCGAGATTGATGTTCTCAAAGCTCAGATTGACGAACTAAAGAAACTAGTCTCTAGCAAGACTAAATAATAAAACTCTTGGGGTTATCCCATGTACAGTTCTGAGTTATCTTAAACTCTGATGGAGACATTATGGCAGACGAGGTGGTAGTACCAGTAGCACCTGAAGCGGTCGTACAGGAACAGGTAAAAACAACTGACGAATCTGGGCAGCAGCAGATTGAAGCACCTGCTAGTTTACAAGCTGAAGTAAGTTCGGAACCAGCACCCGAAGCGACTCCGGTATCTGTTATCACTGATGAAGAGATCAAGGCTGATATAACGGAGAAGAAGAATAAGATTCAGAAGAGGATTGATAAGCTCACGGCAGAGAAGCATCAGTACAAGAGTGAGATTGACGAGCTACGGAATGAAATCAATAGTCTGAAACAAGCAAAGGTCGAGCAGCCTAAAGAGCCGCAATACGACCGTGAGACACTGGAGAAGGCAATTGACGAAGGTTTGCAGAAAGGCGAGACTCGGTTAGTTACAGAAGCAATCAGAGAACTCATCAAAGTCGAGAAAAATGAAGCCGTAAAATCCATAACACAAAAAGAGCGAGACCAAGAAGCTCAAAAGGCCAGACAGGCCACCATATGGAACGCCTTCAAGGAAACGGTTGGAATAGATGACCCAGACCTAGACTTCGACAACAAAGAGAGTGCTGGCTTCAAGTACGCTAACTACTATCTCAACAATCACGCAGACCACTATTCGAAGTTCGGTGATTACGCAGTTGTTCAAGCAGCAAATGATGCACGACTCGCCGTTGAAGCACTCAAGTTACGCAAAAAGAATGGTTCACAATTACAAAAAACAGAGAGGGAGTTAATTCAGCAGAAGTTAAAGAACTCTGTCGAGGTCGGTGGTAATTCAACTCCAACTACTCAGCCGAAAAGTTCCGGCGAGACGATTGGCCTGGAAGATTACTTCGAACAACGCAGAAAGTTATATAACACTTCACTGAGGCTTCCTCCTAAATAGGAGACATTACAATGACGCAGCAAATTTATGCAACTAGCTCGCTGGGTGGTTACTACTCAGTACCGAAACTTACAAGTGATATTCGTACGATTGCACAGCCGCTGATGATGTTCCGGCGTTATGCTCGCCCGATCTCGGGTGCTGGTACTAAAGTTGGCGACACGATTTATTTTGACAAGAATATGAACCCGACCTCAAACGGTGGTACGTTGTCGGAAACTAGCACGATTCCTCGTACGTCATTCTCGATTAACCAGGGAACTGTTAGCATGACCGAGTATGGTAATGCTATTGGTTATACTGGCAAGCTCGTTTCGTTAGGGCAGCTCTCGATCGAAGAGTCGACTCGTGAAGCACTCAAGAATAGCATCATTAAAGTTCTTGATTCTACGTGCGGAGCGCAGTTCCAACTCGCAGATTATAAAGCTGTTTGCGCTTCGACTGCAACGACTACGTTCTCTACGAATGGTGTTGCTGGTGCAACTGCAACGGCTAACATGTCGGATGTCAACGTCCGTGACATTGTTGACCGCTTGAAGAAGATGAACACGCCGAAACATCGTGCGGATAACATGTATCATTGTATTGCGTCTACGAATGCTCTTCGTGGCCTGTATGATGTTATCGAAGCGAAGTTCGCCTATACGACTGTCGAACAGATGCAGTCTGGCATCGTTGGCGAATACTACGGCACACTGTTCCAGGAAGAAACGAACATGTTGTCGAACACGATTGGTTCCAGCTCGGCATATGGCGAAGCGGTATTCTTCGGTGATGATGCTGTTATCGAAGCTCTGGCTATTGCTGAAGAGATTCGTATGGACCAGCCGAAAGACTTTGGTCGTGACCTTGCTCTGGCATGGTACTACCTCGGTGGCTTCAAGAAAGTATGGGACTACAGTGAAGATGGCATCGAACACATTATCCATGTTACATCACTGTAATTTAAACTAACTAATAACAAGGAGAAAATACAATGGGTCGTTCATATTCGGATAATAGTTATGCAACAAAGCAGACGATTGCGGTTCCTGATACGGGTGCTTTGAATGGTACGAATGCCAGCGCAAATACAATTGTTAGCCGCATGACATTCATGCAGCCGTCAACGGTAACTGATTTCAACGTATTCATGGTTGCTGGTGGAACTATGGCTGGTGCTGCTATTGTTGGTCGTTCGTTGGCTGGTACGGGTGCAACGGTTGCACTTGGTACGTTTGTTGGTACTGGTGCGATTTCCACGGTTCATGATGGTGCGGTAGTTGGTGGCACGACTTGCAATTTCAGCAAGGGTGATGACATCGTTATCGAACGGGCTGGTGGTGCATTGGGAACAACCACAACTGTCGAAAATCTTCGATTCTACATTCAGTATCGTGAGAACTTCGTAGTTAGCGATAGTTAATTGCAATTAGAAGTGAATTAGTAATTGAAGTTTTATCAAAATAGTGATATAATGTCACTATAATGACATTTAGGATGAGAGGGTGGTGAAACATTGCCACCCTCCATTCTATTTAACAATGGGGATTGAGATGAGCAAGAACGGAAAGTCAGTATTGATAAGTAGATACGGGGCTTATGGTGATATTTTACACATGAGTCATCTACCGAGGCTATTCAAGGAGAATGGATACGATCACGTATCAGTCGACACTAACCAGAAGGGCTATCAGATATTAGGGAATAATCCATTTATTGACGAGTTCTATTCGATGGACTCAATTTACTGTAATACATTCTTGCTTCATAAGCGGTGGGACGTATTGCAGACTCGATATGACAAATTTGTGAATCTATATAATTCACTTGAGTATACTAAATTGGCTATGGAGACTCAATCCACGTATTACATGCACGATGAGGTTCGCAGACGGCTAGGAGCTGGAAATTATTATGATGTTTCTACAATTTTAGCTGGATTCCCAGAGTTATGTGGAAAGTATAAGGCTAATATATTTTTCAGTGATAAAGAGAATGAAGTGGTTGCGAAGGAGATGGCTAAATTTAGTGGTAAGTTCAAGATAATGATGAACTTAAATGGTAGTGGCCCTCATAAAATGCTCGTACAGGCTGAACAATTAGCTGTGTTAATACGGAAGAACTTCAAGGATGCTGTGATTATCACGACTGGAGATAAATTAGGCGTGTCTAGAGAGTCGGATATTGCTCCAGATTACAGTTTAATCAAGATTAAGGCTCCATTCGTACAGGCAATGTGTACTCTAAAGCATATGGATTGCGTAATCGGCACTGAAAGTGGCCTATTGGTTGCGTCTAACGCCCTAGAACGCCCGACTATTCAGCTCATGACCGCCGCATCACTTGAGAATCACCCTAATGGCTGTATAAA